TTGGAATCTAAATAGTTTTACCGATAAGGCTTTAGGATGACCAAGGTAAATTGGACAAAACTTGCCCAATATAATTCAAAAGGAGATATGTATCTTCTAATTGCATTGGATGCAATGTGGTTGAATAAGAAGTTGGAGATAGATGGTAAGACAGGGAAGTGGCAAATACGTACAGATCCAGCATTCATTCCACCTAGACATAGGCAAGCTAATCAAGGATCAACAAAAGCATTTAATGGACGTGACATCAGACAAGATATGGCAGATGTTCTTAATGGTGAAATGGTTTATGACGATCCAACTCAAAATAAAGGGACTCAAGGTAATCCAAGTGCTTCTTCTTTTAAGCAGAGATATATGGGGAGTCAGGGTAAAGTTATACTAGCAGTTCAGCAAGCAAAGAATGGAGAGAAAACAGATCATATTGGTCTTACCGATTTAAGAAAGACAACAGAGTTTGGTGGTGGTGCTACTACTGGTGGATCGGGAGCAGGAGCAGGTAAGACAGAGAAGATAGAAAGTTCTGCTGCTTGGATGACTGCTTTAAGATATACTATGGGAAGTACTGATTTTGTAGTTGTTGGAGATAATGCTGATGCTGCTCCTAGTATGAAACAACTTAATGCAATACAAGGTCAAGTTGATACTACAGCAACAAAGAAAGAAGTACAGGAATTTTTAAGTCAAGCAGCAAATGAAGCATGGTTAAAGACTAGTCAGCAGACAGCTAATTTAATCTACGAGAAGTATCCAGGTAATAAGGGAACATATAAGTTTTATAGAGGAAAGGGTGTTGTAGAACATGTTGATAAAGCATTTTATAGAGTAAATGCATCTCACACAGATTCCGATGGCAAGAAATTAAAACCATTTTCTAATCTTAATAAGTGGAGTCCTGCTGATATTTACCTAGTTCGTCAAGAGAATGTGGTTAGAGTAGGATTAGGAAGAGCTACTACTTTTGCTACCTTGAACAATTATATGACAGATCAAATTACTAATGGCAATTTAATTGGTGTTTCATTAAAAGGATTTGATGGTAAAAATGGTGGTGGTAAAATTACTCAGTGGAATTATGGAAAACATTCATCTGCTAATTCAAATAGAACATATAATAAGGTAGATACTAAGGATGGATTATTTGGTGCTTTAGATGTTCATTTGTTTGGTAATAATAATATGGATATTCAGTTCCGTTCTACTGATACTAAAGGATCAACGTGGCAAGGGGAAGTATTGGAAGGAACGTATGCAAAACATGGTAAGATCGGTGGTGGTGTATTTGATAGGTTCATGGAAGAAATACTTGGTACAAGTTTGTTTAGTCATATAGGATATACAAGTATTAAACAAGTTTATCAAGAATCAACGAAAGAAAATCCAAAAGGCGGAAGATTAGGAGAAGAAATTCAGGAGATGACATCATCAACTGGTACTATGAAAGACGTTCCAAAGGATGATGAGAGAACGGAAAGAAAAGGTGGTAAGATGGTAGTTCCTTTAGATGTTATTCGGAATGCACCATGCTTTGATAATAAAAATAAACAACATGCACCATCAAAATGGATGTTTTCTAAGTTTCTTGGGTTGAAGATGGGAGAAGCAGTTGGTAAAGCAAGTAAGACTGATGCAGATAAATTCATGACAATTGTTTTTAGATATGCTACATCACAATCTGTTGTAAAAATGGGTGGTGAAACTGTTCCTATCTCTGGTCCTTTCATTAAGATATCACAAGCATAATGGCAAACATTGATAAGCTAACCCATTTAGAACACGTAGAAGATGAGATGCTTAACTACGGTGTTGCTGGATGTAAGAAAATAGTTCAAGATTTCCAAGAAATTAGACACATGCTTGGGTGTGGTGGGTCTGGATACATGCAAACTAAATGGGATGGATCTCCTTCAATTGTTGCTGGTATAGATCCTCAAAATGGTGATTTTTTTGTAGCAAAGAAGTCTGCTTTTAATATAAAACCAGAGTTATGTTATTCTGAGTATGAAATTAATGCTTACTATGGTCGTTCACCAGGACTTGTAAATGTATTAACTTATTGTCTTAGATATTTTAGAGATATTGGTATTAAAGGAATAGTTCAGGGAGATCTTCTCTTTACTGCTGATAATATAGAGAAGAATAAGACTATTCATGGGCAGAAATTACATACTTTTAAACCTCAATCAATTGAGTATGGCATACCTGTAGATCATCCATTGGGTAAAGCAGCTGCTAAAGCAAAGATAGGTGTTGTTTTCCATACTCATTACGCAGGACCAGATGGTAGACAAAATTATAAAGGGTTGTTGGAAGACATGAGTGCAAGAGGTGGTCTTGGTAGTGAGAAACTTAAAAGTAATTCTGATGTTTTGATCATTAATAATGATACACCAATGGATCAGATTGGATTAACTGATACTGAGGAAAGAGAGTTTGATTCTACAGTTGCTGAGATTGAAAAGCAGTGTGGTATCTGTGGTAAATTTTTAGATTTTCTTGTTACAAAGGGTGGTGGTACAGGAAATCCAACTGGTGAAGATAAGTATCATATTGCTCCATATGTTAAAAAGTATTTTCAGGATGAGGTTAACCCTAAGACTCCTGGATCTAGGACTTCTAATATAGATACGACATTAAATCAGATAATTGAATTTTATGGTAGAAGTATGGATAAGATTATTAATAAATTAAAATCACCAAAAACTATTGCGGAAAAGGTTGAATTGACTAAGATAAGTATGGAGTATCTTGAGAATAATAGAGATGCATTTAAAGCAATGATCAGTCTTTATAAATTGATTCAGAATTTGAAACGACAGATTGTGCAGAAGTTAGATCCCCTTGAAAAGACTTTTAAAACATTTGTTCTTACACCTGATGGTTATGAAGTAGTACATCATGAGGGATACGTACTACATAGAGATGGGAATATGGTTAAACTTATTAATAAACTTGAGTTTACCAAAAACAATTTATTGTATGGAGCTTTCTCTATCAAGAAATGAAGTTAACTATTGGCAGTACATGTTACGTAACTTTTGGTAGGTTTCAACCCCCTACTACAGGTCATGGTGCAAGTTTTGATGCTATTGCGTCTGCTGCTAAGGAAGGTGGACACCCTGGACATTATAGAATCTATCTTTCACAGAGTAATAAACCAGTGAAGGATAATCCTATACCAGCAAATGAAAAACTTGCTATAATGAAGAAAGGATTCCCAAAACATGCTGATCATTTTTATAGTTCTTCTAAATGGAATGTCATACCTGCTGCTCTAGAACATGTTATGACAGATCATTATAGGAATTGTGTATATATGTGTGGATCTGATAGAATGAATGAACCACAGATGCGATTTGTTATAGAACATAATGGAGTACAACCAAAGAAAGGACACTACTATAATTTTTGGAGTATGTGGATGGAGTCTACTGGTTCAAGAGACCCAGAAGGAAAAACTTTTGCTATGAGTGGTACTAAGATGAGAATAGCAGCACAAAAAGGAGATTGGAATTTCTTTAAGAAGGGTTGCCCACCAGGATTGAATGATAAAGAAGCAATTGCTTGGATGAATTACCTTGGAACCTTATTAAAAGGTGTTAAATTATGAAGGACTTTAAGAAACTACGTGAACAAGCATTACGACAACACTACCGTAAGAAGGAAGTGTTTGTTGAGGGTGACTATGTAATGAATGCTATTACAGGACAGAAAGGTAAGATTCATAGAGCAGGTGTGAACTATGTTATCTGTGTCACTGAGGATGGTGAGATGTTTCGTGCGTGGGTGAAGGATATTAGGGATATAAATAGATCCTAGAAGACTGTCTATTATTTAAAATGGAAAAGCAGAGAGCCGTTAATACTGTCACAGCAAATGATGAGTATTCACAAAATTTGATGAAGATGTATGAGAACTGGATGGGTGGTGATACATTCCAAGGCAGTTATAAAGGTGAAACTGTAAAGGAGGAAGAGATTCCTACTGGACAGAAGCAAGGTGGAGGAGATGGAGCAGCATTTGTTACTGCTATTGGTAGTCTTCCTGCTATAGAGACTGATAAGTCTACAACTATTCCTGTAATACCAGAATTGGGTGTAAAGGATAAGACTGAAAAGAATACCAAGACACATGACAGTGCTAATGATGGTGGACCTGCTGTTGCTCTCAAGGGTTCCATGACTATTGGCCAAGGTGATCTTTCTTCTGGTGATAAGCAGACACATGGTGCTGCTATTAGAGATACTACTCTAGTTGCTAAGGAAGGTACTGAGTGTTGTTCTAAGTGTGGTAAGCCAGTACATGAAGGTGCTTGTGCAACGAAGAAGGAAGAAGTAGAAGTTAAGACCGAAGAGTGGAAGGAGAAAGCTAAGAAGAAGTCTTCTAAAATTATGTCCTATTATAAAAAATAATTAATTATTGAACATTTTGAAATTCGTGATCACTTGAAGAAGCTACGGCAAATCAAGCGTGATTTGAAAAGGGATCCAACTGGAACACCTTTAAGGAAAAGAGATAGAATTACAGTTAAATCAAAAAGACAAAAGCCTAGACAAAAGAAGTAATTTGTGCTACACTAGCGTATAAGCTCAAGGAGGTTGTTATGCCAAGACGGGAGAGTATTAAATTTACTATCCGTCAGGATGGTACAGTTATTGAGACTGTTGAAGGCGTTTATGGTAATGCCTGTGAAAATTTAACGAGAAATATTGAAGAGAAATTGGGTGAGGTTTACTTTAGAGAACCTACCGCAGATCAATTTCAAGTAGTACCTATAGATCTAGAACAGAATGTCGCATTTCACCAAGATTAAAACTTCTATCAAAAATAAACCTGAACTTGTAGAAGCATTAGTCCTACTAGGATATGATGTTAAAGAAGATCAGCAGTTAACTATTAATAATCCAAACCATGCAGAGGATCATGCCGATTGGTATGCTGATGTCTCTATAAAAAATGATATTGGATTCAAATTAAATAAGAATACAGGAGAGTACGAACTAGTTGCTGAATTAGATTCTTGGGATCTAGACGTACCAATAAAAAGATTTGTTGAGAAAGTAACTCAGCAGTATGCAAGGATGACTGTGCATAATACTATTAAAGAGATGGGATTTGAAGTTGAAGAGGAGTGGGAGATGACTGATAATAGTATTGAATTAACAGTAAGTCGTTGGACATAAATATGTTTGTAACTCTGTTTCCATTTTTGTTTACTGCACTTTTGGTAACAGGAATGCACATGACATGGCCGCTTAAGCACCGAGGACAATGAAATCATTTAAACAATTCACTGAAGCATATGGTGATAAGAACCAGGAAAGTGATGCCAAAGAGAACAAATCTCTTAAATTAAAAGGTAAGAAGGAAGTAAAGCTTAAGAAAGGTACTTCAGTTACTGTCATGCCTAAACATCCAGATACACCAGATAAAGCACTTGGAGTGAAAGAATAATTATGTCTAATTTACCAAAAGAAGTAGTCCTTGAAGCACTTAGGTGCTGTAGGGATGTGTATCCTCATTCAGAGGATTTTCTAGTAAGTAGAAAAGTTGCAGGTCATACTATACTTGCAGTAGAAGGAACAAATGAGACAACAGATTGGGTAACTAATCTAAAATTTCTTATTAAAAGAGATGATTGTCACAGAGGATTCAAGAACAATGCCAACAGGACACTAGCACAACTAGTGGTAGCATATGAAGGATTGAATCCAGAGAGGAAACTTGTTATTGCAGGTCACTCTCTTGGTGGAGCAACCGCTACTTTAATTGCAGACTTATTATGGGAGTCAGG